ACCTAAATCTAAAAAAGCAAGAGTACCCAAAGTACTCTATGTAGGCCCAGGTGAACCACATCTTGAATCTATCCATAATAAAAACTTTGAAGATTGTTCGTTAGATGTTAAATATGTTACTGATGATAGTAATATTAATGAAGTTATTACATCATTTCGTCCTGATTCTATTGTAACAATAGGTGAAAACGATTCTAAATTTCCTAATTTATTTAGTAATACTTATGATGTAAGAAAACGTTGGTTTAATGGCACTGAAGTAAATGATATGACTGGACATAGTGCTTACTATTGTGCTATGAATCAAATGTTAACTAATGATAATTCAAAAATGATTTCATATTTTACTCCTTCATATAATACTGGAGTTAAAATTTATGATACCTATATGTCTCTTAAAGCCCAAACATACCCCGATTGGGAATGGGTAATTGTTGACGATTCTAACGATAATGGTAAAACATTACAAATTATCAAAAATATAGCATCAATTGACCCACGAGTTAGAGTTTATAGCTTTGAAGAAAAAAGTGGGGGCATAATTGGGGAAGCTAAGTATCGTGCCGCAAGCTTATGCCGCGGTTATCTATTAGCAGAATTAGACCACGATGATATGTTAACTGAAAACTGCACTATGGATTTATATAATGCAACCCAAGCATTCCCAGAAGCAGGATTTTTTTATAATGATTCAGTAGAAGCTAATCAATTTTTCCAATCACTTACTTATGGTGGTGAGTTTGCTATGGGGTATGGTAAATATGAAAAAGTACAATATGGACCCCATCTTTGGGATGTTGCCGTAACATGTAATATTAATCCTAAGACTATTCGTCATATTGTAGGTATTCCAAATCACGTTCGTGCTTGGAGACGAGAAACTTACTTTGCAATTGGTGGTCATAATCGTGAATTATCTATCGCTGATGATTACGAGTTAGTAGTAAGAACTTTCTTACACACCAAAATGGTAAAAATCCCTAAATTAGGATACATTCAGTTCATCCATGCAAGTGGTGATGAGCAAAATTCACATGATATAGCTCGTGCCGATATTCAACGTCGTGTAAGAAGTATTATGGAACATTATAATGAAGCTATTGCTAAACGTTTTGAAGAATTAGGAGTAGAAGATTGGGTATACGCCCAAAAAGATATGTACCCTTGGGAAGTTCCTTGTCGATGGGGTGATGAAGAAGGATATGTTAACGAAATATTTTTAGGATAAAATCAAATATTTATTATTATGAGTACACAAAATTTAACTCAAGAAGAATTAAATCAAATTAATCAATTAAGAACCCAACAATCAGAAGTTATATTATCATTGGGGCAACTTGAATATCAACTTTTTATTCTTGAAAGAGAAAAACAAAAGTTAAAAAATAAACTTGAAGATTTAGAAATTCAAAGTGAGCAAGCTGCTGATAATTTAACTACAAAATACGGTCCAGGAAGTATAAACTTAGAAACTGGAGAAATTACTTCTAATTAATTGTATTTTTAGGTTGTGTTTTTAAAGGTTTTTTAGTTTTTTGAAAAAAAATCTGATATTTATACGAAAACATAATCTATCTTTACAATGGCAGAAACATTAGTATCACCTGGTGTATTAGCAAGAGAAAATGACCAGTCATTTTTAGTTCAATCCCCAGCCTCAGTTGGGGCAGCTATCATAGGTCCAACGACTAAAGGACCAGTTGAAATCCCAACAATCGTAACTTCTTACTCAGATTACGAAAATAAATTTGGTGGCGCCTTTATCAGTGGTGGTGATTCATACTCATTCATGACTGCTATTAGTGCTTACAATTATTTCATTAATGGTGGTAATTCATTATTAGTAGCAAGAGTAGTTAGTGCTTCAAACACATGGTCTCCAGCTACATCAAGTGATATCGTAAATAATATAGCATCTACTCCAGGTGCATATGCTACTCAATCATATGACTTATCAGGAATTGCTACTGAAGATGTATTCCAAATCTACTATTCAGGTACAAATTATAATTTCTATATTTATACTGACGCAACTCCACCAGCTGATAATGCTCCTTACTCGTATTTCGTAGCATCTGGTTCTACAGAAGCCGACACAGTAGCAAATTTATCAAATAAACTTAATGCTGCTTTATTAGGCCCTAATGCTTCTTCAAGCCTTAACCTAATTACAGCTTCAGCTTCTACAACCACTCTTTCAGTATCTGGTTCAACTTCAGGATCAGCTTTAAATGGTAATGTTACTTTAATTAAAAATGGTACTTCTCAGGGTGCTTTAGCAGGTGGTGTTGATGGTGTAGGTTCAAACGCCTTCACTCTTGAAACACTTTCTGAAGGTGTTATCATGAATAGCACTTCAACTGAAGATTCATCAGGTGCTTTACTAAGTGGTTCAGTTGATAATATTAGATGGGCTATCCAAAATGCTAATACTTCTTCTGGTACATTTACTTTATTAATTAGACAAGGTAATGATACTACAAATAGCCAAACAGTATTAGAAACTTGGACTAACTTGTCATTAGACCCAACTCAACCAAACTATATTGCGGCTGCGATTGGTGATCAGAGACAAAATTATAACCCATCTACTAACCAAATTGAAACAAGTGGTTCTTATTTTAACAAATCTAACTATGTAAGAGTTAAGTCTGTTAACAATACAACTCCAAATTATTACGATAATAATGGTAATGCTAAGAGCCAATATACAGCTTCAATCCCTGCAAACACAAGTGGTAGTTTTGGTGATGCTACAGGTACTAACGTATCTGCTGGAGCTAAATTCTTTAACGAAATTACTAATACAAATACTCAAGGCTTAATTGCTACAGATTATACTTATATGATTGCTTTATTAAGCAACCAAGACGAGTATAGATTTAATGTATTAAGCACCCCAGGGTTAGTAGACGCGTTTGCTTCTCATACAGGTCAAATTACTAATGCTATTTTAAACACTCAAAACAGAGGCGATAGCATTTATATTGTAGACGAAGTAGGATATGGTTCAAGTGTAAACGCTGTAGTAGGCCAAGCCGCAAGCAGAGACACTTCATATGCCGCTACTTATTGGCCATGGTGTCAAGTAATTGACCCAGAAACAGGTAAAAACGTTTGGGTTCCAGCTTCAACATTGATCCCAGGTGTTTACGCATTCAACGATAGAGCTGCTGATCCATGGTTCGCACCAGCAGGTATCAACAGAGGTGGTTTAGGTCAGGTAATTAGAGCCGAACAAAAACTTCCACAATCAAGCCGTGATACCTTATACCAAGGTAAAGTAAACCCAATTGCTACATTCCCTGGAACAGGTACAGTAGTATACGGGCAGAAAACATTACAAACTAAAGCTTCTGCGCTTGATAGAGTAAACGTTCGTAGATTATTAATTCAACTTAAAGGATTTATTTCTCAAGTTGCTAATAACTTAGTATTCGAACAAAATACTTTAACTACAAGAAACAACTTCTTAAGTATTGTTAACCCATACTTAGAAAGCGTACAACAACGCCAAGGTTTATACGCATTCAGAGTAATCATGGATGACAGCAACAACACTGCCGATGTAATCGACAGAAACCAATTAGTAGGTCAGATCTTTATCCAACCAACTAAGACAGCTGAATTCATTTACCTCGACTTTAGCGTATTACCAACAGGAGCAACTTTCCCAGCGTAAAAGTTTTAAACACTAATATTTATAATAAAATAAATAACACAGCAAAATGGCAGTATTAGGTATAAACGATATTTTCTTCACCCCATTCGAACCTAAAGTTCAGAATAGATTTATCTTCACAATCACAGGTATTCCTGCCTTCATGATTAAAGGTTTATCTGCTGTTGGATTTGACCAAGGTGAAATTAAGTTAAACCATATCAACATCTACCGTAAAGTAAAAGGTAGAACTTCATGGAATGATTTAACTATGACACTTTACGATCCAATCACACCTTCAGGTGCTCAAGCAGTAATTGAATGGCTTCGTTTACACCACGAATCAGTAACAGGTAGAGATGGTTATTCCGACTTCTATAAGAAAGATCCAACCATCCAAGTATTAGGTCCTGTAGGTGATATCGTTTCAGAATGGGTAATCAAAGGCGCTTTTATTAAGTCAGCTAACTTTGGTGAATATAACTGGGATACTGACGCTGGTGCTGTAAACCTTACTGTAACATTAGGTATGGATTATTGCGTATTAAACTTCTAAAAAAGTTTTTTACAGAAATTAAATTTGAGCTTGGCTTTGCCAAGCTCTTTTTTTATATTATATGTATTATCGATAATACTAAGTTATAACAAACAATTTATGGCAGAATTTAAATTCCCAACTGAAACAGTTGAATTACCTTCAAAAGGTTTCTTTTACCCAACAGATCATCCTTTAAAGGAGGGTAAAGTAGAAATGAAGTACATGACCGCTAAGGAAGAAGATATCTTAGCTAATGCTAACTACATACAACAAGGTGTAGTTTTAGATAAACTATTAGAATC